TGGCTAAGAAGACCACGCCGAAGATGATGCATGGTGGCATGGCTAAGAAGAAGACTGCTAAGAAGGCATAACGGGTATTAAATACTACCATAAGTAAGACGTTTATTAAGATGATTTGTACGCCACACCGTAAATTTATGATTTGTACGCCACACCGTAAATTAGGTTATTATGCGTAAATTCTTACAAGCTATCTTGAAATCAATTGTCGCTCACCAACGTAGGAGAGCGGCGTATTGGCAGATTAAACATCTAAAAACACTAGAGCATATGACACAGAAAGATTTTGAGGACATAGGTCTAAGTCGTGGCGAAATCTACTACGCTTTATATCACAACAAAAGGTAGGAATATGAGATGTGGATCGGGGTAATACTGATTTGTACGAATTTGCATTCGATACACAGCTGCCAAGCAATGGTCCGCAATACAAACCTTTTTGAGAGTGAGAAAGAGTGCCGTGAAACGGTGCCCGGTGAATTAGATCAAATGCTAGCTAAGTTTGGTGGCTGGGGCCATTCGAATTGTCTACCTCTCCCGACTTACGGAGTGGCTCTTTAATTATAGCTCTGGGGAGGGCTGATAGTGATTGACCCTCTTTCTGCTATGACTGCCGCTGGTCTGGCATTTTCCACTTTTAAGAAAGTTATCGGCACTGCCAAGGATGTCGAATCCATCTCGAAAACTTTGGGGGATTGGTATGGTGCCTGTGCAGATGTAAATGCAGCTGAGCGCCAAAGAAAACAGCCTACGTTTCTCGAAAAAATGTCTGCAGGTACGGATAATATAGACGCTGAGTCTATAAAAATCCTTATGCATAAGAAAACGCTGCTAGATCGCGAAAAGCAGATTCGCTTCATGTTGGACATGAAATGGGGTCATGGCACATACGACGAGCTCTCTGATATGCGTAAGAAGATGCGTGAGGAGCGGCGGCAACAAGAACACGCTCGAATTGAGACTAAAAGGCAGATTGCTAACAACGCCGTTATAGGCGGATTATCTTTAGCAATTCTAAGTGTGCTGGGGGGAGGTATATACCTCCTGACGTTAGCACTATGAACGTAGTTCTTCCGCTTATCCTAATAGGCTCTTTGGTGAACCCCGAATACGTTACCTGCAGCTTATGGAAGCGTACAGAGGGCGTAGATGGCAAGGTATGTGTCTATCGAGGACCAAACCAGACAATAGCTTACCACTACGTTCAGAGATCGTTCACCGAGTGTCCTCGTCAGTTTCAATGTCGTTACGCACCAAATGCTAAAGCTAAGATTTCAATCAAGGATATCATGAAAGGTATATCGGATGGCTTCTGACATAACAGGCATATCTTCTATGTATCGCCCACCAGCATTTCGTGACACTCAGCCAGCGAATATCCCTATAGCACTTTGTTACAATAAGAACCTTATCCCGGCGGTTGCACCGCCGACAGCGCACGACCTTACATATGACCGATTTTCTCGCCTAGTTCCGAAGGTTTCTCTCGGTAATGTGATCAATGTAGTGGTGTAGCCGTGTCCACAAAGAAGAAGTATTCCAAGACAGTTAAGAACCCCAAGACGGGCCGTAAGAAAACGGTGAAATACGGGGCAAAGGGTTACAGCATTGCTCCCGGAACAAAGCGGGGAGACAGCTACTGCGCCCGTTCTCACGGGCAGATGAAGAAGCATCCCAAAGCAGCTAAAAACCCAAATAGTCCGCTACGGCTATCTAGGGCTAAATGGAAATGTAGCGGTAAGAAGTCGAGGCGCAAGTAATGTCACTAGTCAAAAATATGAATGCCCGTAAAAAAGCTGGGACATCGAGGACAAAAAAGAAAAGCACCGTGTCCCCTAAAGCTTACAAAAACATGCAAGCTGGATGGCCAAATTCTAAAAAGAATAAGGCTAAAAAGAAATGACTGATGCGCGATTGAAGCGCATGGAGGACAAGTTGGATACCTTATCCGAAGCAATTGTCCAAATGGCCAGAATGGAAGAGCGCATGATATCGCTTTTCAAGCGTCTTGATCGTGTCGATGAGACTTTCAATAAATTAGACCAACGCATGGATCAGATAGAGCAGACCAGTATTAAGCGCGGTCAAACCATAGCCTTTGCTGAACGATTGTTTTGGATCGTTATGACCGGGGCTGTGGGTTTAATATTTGTATATTTAAGGTAACCTATGGAAAAGAAGAAAAAGCCGCTCACAGAGCGACAGGAGCTATTCCTCGATAAGCTTACTGGTGAGGCCAATGGAGATCTCCGCACAGCAATGACTATGGCCGGGTACTCTGAGGCCACTGGTATTAGAGAAGCTATCCGCCCCATACAAGACGATGTGATTGCTGCAGCCTCTATGATGATGGCGGTAAACGCTCCCAAAGCAGCTGCCAGCATGGTTGGTTTATTACAGGATCCTAATGTGCTTGGGGCGCGTAACCTTGTGGCCGCATCTAAAGAGATCTTAGATCGAGCTGGCGTTGTGAAGAAAGAGACGCTGGAGATTAAAGGAGCTGAAGGCGGTTTGTTTATCTTACCTCCGAAACAAGATGAGTGATCCCGACTTCCCGCCAAAACGGCGAGCAAATAAAAGCGCTAGGATAGCGTTTGGCTACATGCCCTCAGAGGATGACCCGTGCGTACTCGTACCCAATCCTGAGTTTGTGCCGTACATAAAAGAAGCATTGGATTTCATAGACGCTAAGGGCTCTCTGCGAGAGACCGCTGCCTACCTTTCAGAGAAAACTGGTCAGAAGATTAGTCACCAAGGCATTAACCTAATCTGGAAAGACCGCCGGGGAACTGACCCTAAAAACGCTCGCGAAAAGTCCCAGCGCAAACAGCGCAAAAAGTATGCTCCTAAAACTGGTCCTGAGAAGGCCAAAGCTAAAGTTAAACGTAAGGCTGCAGATGCAAAGCGCGTTCTGGCCATGCAAGAGAAGAAGCTCGCTAACTGGGTAGACTACAAAAAAAAAGAGTCCCCAGAGGATGTCGCTCAGCCGATACACAGCGAGCTCCCCGCGCCTCCACCGCTTTCGGACACATTAGATTTCGAGGCGGCTCCAAGTGAGCGTGAGGTGGTTTTTACACCTAATGCGGGTCCACAAACAGAGTTCCTCGCAGCTATGGAACGCGAGGTTCTCTATGGAGGAAGCGCCGGGGGAGGTAAGAGCTACGGGCTGCTTGCAGACCCCTTAAGGTACTTCGGAAACAAAAACTTTAGTGGCCTTATTCTTCGCCGCACCAATGACGAGCTAAGAGAACTTATATACAAATCTCAAGAGCTTTATCCCCTTGCATACCCCGGGGCTAAATGGATGGAGAAAAAGTCCCAATGGGTATTTCCTAGTGGGGCTAAACTGTGGATGACCTACCTCGAGCGGGACGATGATGTTCTGCGTTACCAAGGTCAGGCTTTTAGCTACATAGCTTTCGATGAGCTCACGCAGCATCCTAGTCCATATGTATTTAATTATATGCGCTCTCGATTACGGACTACGGATCCTGATTTACCCATATTCATACGCGCCACAACTAACCCGGGTGGCCCCGGACATGGGTGGGTTAAGCGGATGTTTATTGATCCTGCTCCCGCAAATAAACCTTTTATTGCGACTGACATAGAAACTGGCAAGGATCTAATTTATCCGCCCAATCATGAGAAGGCAGGACAGCCGCTTTTCTACCGACGATTTATCCCGGCAAGTTTGCAAGACAATCCGTATTTAGTTGAAGGCGGACAATATGAAGCCAACCTATTATCTCTGCCAGAGAACCAGCGCAGACAACTTCTTGAAGGAGATTGGGGAGTTGCTGATGGAGCTGCTTTCCCAGAGTTTAGGCAGAATATTCACGTTGTGGAGCCGTTTGATATCCCCCACGATTGGCGCAGATTTAGGTCATGTGATTACGGCTACTCTAGTTTCAGCGCAGTTCATTGGTTTGCGATAGATCCATCCTTTGAGACGCTGATAGTTTACCGAGAGTTATACCTCTCCAAGCACACTGGCAAAGACTTAGCTATAGCTGTGATGGACGCCGAGTATGGCGAGAAGATGGCCTACGGTATTCTGGATAGTTCTTGTTGGCACAATCGCGGACAGATTGGCCCATCAATAGCTGAAGAAATGATTTCTATAGGCTGCAGATGGAGACCCAGTGACCGCACCGCTGGCGCTCGGGTCGCTGGCAAGAACCGCTTTCACGAAGTGCTAAAAGTAGACCCCGACACAGAAATGCCCGGTATCGTGTTCTTTGATAATTGCAGACAGATTATTGCAGACTTACCCGTAATTCCTTCTTGCCCAAAGGGCAGTGATGACATCGATGCAAGGTACAGATCAGACCACACCTACGACAGTGTTCGCTACGGCATTATGAGCCGACCTAGATCTCTAAGTCCTTTCGATATGGGCCGAGGAGTACCGAAGCCTGTCTACAGACCTTCAGACGCAGTATTTGGATATTAATATGGCCCTTATGGACAAACCCACAGCTACCCCAAGCGATGATCAGGTCGATACAGATCAGGTGGTATCCTTGGATGAAGACGGTAATCCTGAGATAGAAAACCAAGAATACCGTGGGTTAATATCCTATATAGGTTCTGCTTACAAAGACGCTAAAGATCACCGTAGAATGGATGAAGAGCGTTGGACGCTTGGCTACCAAAACTATCGTGGGATCTATAGCTCAGATGTGCAGTTCACCGACACTGAGAAATCTAAAGCGTTTGTTAAGATTACAAAGACTAAAGTACTTGCTGCGTATGCCCAAGTTGTAGATGTTTTGTTTGCTGGAGCTCGCTTTCCTATTGGAGTGCAAGCTCGCAAAAACCCAAACAACGTAGCAGATGCTGTTTCTATAAATCCTGGGAGGGTGACTGAGGAACAGATCAAAGACACAGTCGGCGTAGATTACAAAATACCCGGCACAATTGCTCGCCCAGATATAGCTAAAGATCTTGGCGTCTACAAAGATGCGCTGGGCCCACATGAGGAAGAGCTAGAAGCTGGCCCCGGGACAGCTCCCGGTTCCATTACTTATGAGCCAGCTAAGAGAGCTGCACAGCTTTTAGAAAAGAAGATGCACGATCAGCTTGAGGAAAGCGAAGCATCTAAACACCTACGCTCAGTAGCCTTCGAGGCTTGCTTGTTTGGTACAGGCGTTCTTAAGGGTCCGTTTTTAACAGACAAAGAGTTTCCACGCTGGGATGAGACAGGTAAGTATGACCCACTGTTCGAAACAGTTCCTCGGGTAGAATACGTTTCTATCTGGGATTTTTATCCAGATCCCGCCAGCCGAAACATGAGCGAAGCGGAGTATGTTATCCAGCGGCACAGGCTTAGCCGCACCCAGCTTAGAGCGCTAAAGAAACGGCCACATTTCCGCGAAGAAAGCATTGAGCTTTGCGTAGACATGGGCCCAGATTATGTGCGCGAATATTGGGAGGATACGCTGGACGAAAGCGATTTGGATAGCCACATAGATCGTTACGAAGTTCTAGAATACTGGGGCGTCATTGATGCTGAGCTGGCAGAGCAAGCTGATATTGATATCCCTAAATCTCTTAAAGATTTAGATGAGCTGCAAGTAAACGCATGGGTCTGCAATGGGCAGATCCTACGGCTAGTTCTTAATCCGTTCACTCCTGCTCGCATCCCCTTTATGGCAGTACCCTACGAACTCAACCCGTATAGTTTCTTCGGTATCGGCGTAGCCGAAAACATGTCCGACACGCAGCTGCTTATGAATGGTTTCTATCGTATGGCGGTGGACAATGGAGCGCTTTCAGGAAACCTACTTATTGAGATTGATGAGACCAATCTAGTCCCCGGGCAAGACCTAAGCGTGTACCCCGGAAAAGTGTTTCGCAGACAGGCCGGTGCCCCGGGCCAAGCCATATTTGGCACCAAGTTTCCAAATGTATCTCAAGAGCTTATGATGATGTTTGATAAGTCTCGCCAGCTGGCTGATGAAGCTACGGGCATCCCTAGCTACAGCCACGGGGCTACAGGCATTATGGGCGTGGGTAGAACTGCCTCTGGTATGTCTATGCTTATGGGCGCTGCACAAAGCGCTATTAAGGCCGTTGTGCGTAATGTGGACGATTACCTGCTAGCACCTT